TCCGTGACGTGAAGCGCATCCTGCGTGAACATGTGACTCACCCGGATACTGTTGGACTGTTTTACCGCAGGTATGAAGACTATATTCACACTGGAATAGAGCATGAAGAGCAAATAACATGAGCAAATATATTTTAAGCATATTGATGTCTTCAAATTATGTACCATTCGAAGGTCAACGGCACAGGACTGTAGATATCGAACTTCCTCCTGATGCATGCGAACTTCTGGATGATTTATTAAAAAAGTTTCCTGAAATGAAAAGGCTGGATTGTAAACATTTGGTAAAAAAAGATGACTGAGCAAATTTTAAACATGGATGATTTCATGCCGCACTGCGTTGTCCCATCTGACAAAGTGCATGTCATCCCCAAAATCATTTTCGAAAAAGTGGCAAACGGAACAATGAAGTTTTCCGAGATTGATGACAGCGATGATATCGCGAGACAGATTGTAAAGGAGTGGATGGAAAAATGACTCAAAAAAAATTCAGAATCAACAATAACAAATGCAAAATATGCAAGGAGATGCCGGTGAAGCACAACGGGTTGTGCCGCCTTTGTGCAAAATCACTTGTCGTTGTAAATAACATGCTCAATCATGATTTTGGAATAGGAACGGATCATTCATGTTATCCATTCTACATGGGAAGTGTATATTCAAAACTTGAGGAAATGAAAAACACAATCAGGAATGTGACGGGAGAAAATATATCATATCTGACGCTGTCTATACTGGAAGCAACAGAGTCAAAAATGGGACACCGGGAAAAGGCGACATATGTCACATGCATGAAGCAGCATGATGTGATTAAAGTGCTTTTTGCTGAAGACAATGGCAGGATTCCAACAGATGATGAAGTAAGCAAAATAATGGAAAAAGTTAACAATCCTACCTGAGTGCGACCCTTGGAACTCTGTATATATGCGCATCACCGGTACACGCCCATATGTCACGACCGTCGTATGCAATCCTCGGTCCGCTGTCGCTTCCACCAGGCTGAGACGCCATCATGAACGGACCTTTAACTACTGCCGGCAGTGTCGTCATTGATGTCGGTGATCGCGGAACAGAGTTTGAGAAAACATATGCATCTATTCCAATGACAGCGTTCACCCACACTCCGGCAAATGTTTCAATTTTAGTTCCAATCCACACATTGGAACCGTCATGAATCACGGACTGGCATCCGCCGAACAGTGAATATTTTGATGCGTTTCCATTGTCCGGTGTTCCGGCATAAATCCTGTCAATGGATGACTGTCCTGGATTGGAAGCATATATAATTATATTCGTTGAATTCGGATCTTCCTCATCTGCAACAGCAATATTGTACGCGCCGACATTTGTCATCATTACCGGATTGAAGTCCAGCGGAAGAGGATAACCTGTTCCTCCGCATCCGGTTCCAGGTGCGGATATTGTCATACTGCACAGATAATGTGTTGAGGAACCGTCAGATGCATGAAAATACAAATAAGTTCCATCACATGAGAAATCTCCGGTAGCCTTCAGAGATACACCTGTTGGACAGTCTCCGGCTCCGACCCCATACACAAGACCGTCAGACACCTGTATCATTTCAATCGCCACACTGGTTGACAGGATTACCAGATTCCACGGACATGACACTGCGACATTGTCGGCATCAATGAACTTTATCCTGGCGTTGCCAATTGCTCCGGTGCCAATGAGTGTCCTTCCTCCGGCAATCCACGTTGAATCATAATCCCAAGATCCGGATCCGCCGATCAAAAATTTTCCAACGACATGATTTGTCGCTGTGCTGAACAGAACATAGATATAGCTGTTGTCACAGCAGAAATCATGCACCGCAACCGATGAACCTGTTATTGTCGTTGTGAGGTCACCGCTGGATCCGACATACGCTCTTGTCCTCGCGTTGTACATCAGTACGGAATCAGTATTTGTATCCAGCAAAAGCAAATGCGGATCCTCACCAACGAAGCATGTGCATATTCTTGTGATATCAGCGGAACCGGTATCGATTCTGTTTACCTCCTCAACTGCGGTTCCCCATGACTCATCGTGAAAACCGGTGGCGATTGCCGTTTTTGGAGAATCCAGAGAATCATATTCAGATGACACATGATCGACAAGCGCATTCGCGGCATGATGAAGACCGTTGAACAGCCAGTTGAACAGCTGTCTGATGCCCTTTTCGCGTCTGACAAATCCAGCAGTCTGCTTGGATGAATCGGGAGCGGTTCCCGTGTCTCCCGATGATGCCCATATTTCATTGAATTTTGTAATCATAACGGAGCTGCTCCGGTTGTATTGTTCAACTGTATCCGTATCCCTGCCGGTTTATATCCCCGGTTCAAAATATACCATCTCTCCCACTGAGACAGATCCCCGTCATTCTCCGGGGTAATCACGACCTTTAATGTGTTTTCCTCTTCAATGTCGGACGGTGCACCGTACACAAGCAGATATTTAATCAGATTTTCGTCCGTCATTTGAGATCGAAAAGTCTCAGCCTTCTGATTCAGAAGAATCCGGTAATCCGGATCATTCATCAGCTGTCCGTCCCCCGTATCCAGACCGTTCTCATCGACCATGTATCCGCCGATTTCATCCTCTCCCTCTTCACCGAAACAGGTGTATTCATCCCATTCATCGCCGATTTCATCCTCGTCATACAATGTAAAGAGATGATCATCAGGAACCTGTTTAAGTGGACGCTTCACTCCAGTTTTCGATCCGACCTGATCCAGAAAAACGCCTTCTCTCGTGTCAATATCCGTCATCCCGAGAATAAAATTCGCCACATCAACGCGGTCCTGTATCGGCACTGACAGCATGTGAATCAGCGAATCAATATTCGGACTGTCCCTGAAGCAGTTTCGCAGTTTTGACTGCATGAATTCATACACATTAAATTCAGTCATGATCTATATTTCATTGAAAGTTATGTTGGATGAAATGATTCTTCCGCTGTCATCCCTGACTATATCGAGAGTTGGAATCGTAGTGTCATCGTTATCTATCGATGCCATGGCAGGACTGTTGAACTCATCACCGATGGCCATAAAGGGAGACTTCAACTCTATTCCTGGCACTGAATAACACATGCCCTTTATGTGATCATAATTCACCGTGCTTCCAAACGTGTACTCTTCAAATATGGCAGCTATGGCCTCTGAAATCGTGTTCTTTCCATCATCAGGGAAATTCGCCTTTTTCTCGAAATATATATTCACAATAGTGGAATTTTCCTCTCCCCTGTCAAAAAATATCGTCCTGGCGTTTCCGTAGGATGAACTGTAACATTCATATGAGTCGCTTCCATAAGTCGGACATCCCGTGATTTTGTTGTTCCATATTGCGGTTGCAACCTCTTCATCCGTGCCGCCAATCACGATCACTCTCATGTGATGCGGCGGGACAAGACCGTCATATTCATCAGTGTCATTGTCAATTATTTTTGCCGCGCTTACCGGAATTTCAAAAAGTGCTTCATAAATGGAGTCAACATCATTCCTTCCGGCGGTGGCGGTCACAAGAGTATGTGACTTTTTAAGCTGCGAATCAGTCTGCCTTAAATTGCCAGGCACGGCTTCAGTAAGATTGGAAACACCATCGATACCGTTGATGGAATTGACGATATTTTTCAACTCTCCAATGCCAACCTCCCTGTACCCGGCAACCGTGCATGTCCCGGCAACCGTGTCATATCCGGATCCTGTGAAAACAAGATCCTCATCAGTCTTGAAAACAACATTCGTGTCTGTACGGTATTTGGTTCCGGCGGGAACAGTGCACGCCTTTATGGCATGCAGCTGTATCTGTTCTATCGTTGAATACTGAAAACCTGTCCTCTCCAGACCAACGAATGAAACATTCGCATCCAGGTGAACACCGGATGAATTGTTGAGTGTGCAGGCATCAAAAACCTCCTGATCTATTTCATTGGCGCGAGCCTCCGTCATTGCGATCAAATCACGCATGTATCCGATGAATGAATCTGAATCGAGGTTTATTGAATCACCGAGACTGCCCCTTATGTCATCGTTCATTTCCTGAACGATGTCCGCGTATTTGGCGTATGTGACGCCGTCTGAACTGTATGTGGATGACATCAGAATGGCTCCAGTGCTGCTGATATTGTTTGTTCTCCCCAGTCTGTCATGACTCTGGCATCAATCGATACACTCCTCTGTGTTTGAGCCCATGAAAACGAAATTATTTTTTTTATCCCTGGGGTTCCCATAATTCTCTTTTTCAAATGAAGTTCCTTTTCGGCGCGAGACTTGTCCGCCCTGAAAATAATTCCGTACCAGTCCGTTGCATCCTCATTCGGATTGTCAGTGACTGATTCCCCTTTTATTTTCATGAGCCTCATAACGCAATGCTGAGCGGCCTGTATGCCGTCATCTGCCCATGCGGTCTTCCCGTCCTCCAGGAGTATATCAAGTCTTCCGTTTGGCAGCTGTGTCAGTCTCACGTCTCTCATGATTCAATTTTAACCTTTGATGATGCTGTGCTCGTCGGTGCAACAGGAACCAGAAGTTTGTAGGCCGTCTGCAATGCTGTTCCACCGTCATTAAGCACCGGGACCCATGTGCGCAGAACGGTGTCAATGTCTGCGATCTGTGCGTCCACTTTTGACGCCATCGAAACAGCATCAGAGTCTCCGTTTAACCTGATGTCACCGGAAGCGTTTATCTCCACATCTCCATTTTCAAGCACTGAAACCTCCGTGTTTCCGTCCCTCGTTCGAAGGCTTATTCTGTCAGTGGCAATCTCTCCAAATGATGCATCGAACATCCACGGGGCAACCGGCTCGAACGTACCGGTGTCCAGATTGAACCTGTCAACACTCGTCGGTGAAACAATGCCTCCCTGCGACAGCCACTGATTTATGTCCTCTTCCGCGACGTGATAAATTCCATATGATCCGACAGCCACGGGGCATGTCAGAAACACATTACCGCTTCCGGCGAAACATACGGGTATGTCATCGAGCTGCGGAAGATCTGATTCTCCCGTTTCAATATCATCCGTTCTGAATATTTTAATGCACGGCTGTATTGAAGCGGTGCATGTATCAGGATTGAACGAAACAATCTGCGCCGGAATGTGCGTGTGAACATCAGCCAGTCTGGCTTCAATCATTAATGCGACCAGCCTTTTAATGTATCGTACAATTTTCATGCGAAATCTCCACCGGTATCCTCATACAAATCAGTCGTGAGAACGGTGTCCCATGTTCCGTCAAACGTGCTGCCCTCGTGTTCAACGGATATCCCCCTGTACAGAAGTATGTTGTATCGAAACATGTCATCCGGGTTGAAATCAGGCTGCATGAACATTCGAAACACTTTCCCGGGGATATCCTGTTCTACGGCTTCGAATTCCACGAGATCGTTTTTTCCATAAATCTCGATCTTTTTTTTACGGCGTCGCTTTCGTGTTGCACGTGAAACAAATGCATCAGAAAGTTTTCCGCTGACCTCTATAACCGTCTTCATCTCAATGAGGCTTCTGTCCATCCTGACAACGTCTTCCGGGTCTCCGAGCAGCGTATAGTCATCAAGTGTTTTGACCTGTCCAATGGGAGCCACCGATGAAAATGATGCATGGATCATCCCGTCCATTATGTAGCAGTACATCCCCCGGTCAAACATGAACCGCTGAAGCAGTCTGTACGCCGGTCCCGCAAATGATTTCGACAGGATGATCGTTTCAGCTGATTCCTGCCAGTCTCCACCGCGTGGAAGCCCTATCGTGTCGACAAGGTCATTGATGATTTCATCCGCGTATGTCCCTGCGGAATACGTTTTCTGGAACCGGAATTCGCGATGATTTCTTTTCTGTGAAAGACATGACACTCTTGTCTCGAATCCCGGTCTCATGTTTTCGCTTTCGACATGAAATATCTCACCGGCGAAAGCCTGTTTAACGCTTCCTCCAGGATCCTCAATCGTGCCGGCTGAAAAATATACCGGAGCCTCGTTTGATGCCGCATCCGACAGCATTGCCATGGAATCCTGTTTCAGATTATACAGAATGAATTCGGCACTGTTTGGCTCCTCGCTCAAATCCTTTTCAATCTGAAACGACAAATCCGCATCCTCCTCGTCTCCTGATGCGCGAATTTCATGCATTTCTCCGTTCAGCGAAATACGCAGGAGCGCTTTGGGATTAATCAGTCTCATGATGAAAAAAATCCCCGGCCAGGATGGCGAACCCTGCCGGGGAAGCGGCAAAAAAACAGATCAGGAAAAAGAGTCTCTTCATGAAGAAGGAGTTGAATACAACTAAACACATGTCGTCATTTCAGTCAAGAGGAAAATATTCCAAAAAGTGTCCTGCGCCGAAACTGTCAAAATCCGGATCCTCATCCTGTCCCAGCTCATCAATAAGCCACAGTTCTCCCAGTTCCGAATATCCGTGCTGTTTGAGCAGGTCCTTTCCTCCGAGACATGCGATTCCGTGTATTGCGACATCGTTTGTTTTTCCGTCAATGTCCATGTACCATTTTTCAGACGTCGTGTTCCACCTGAACGTCAATACGTATGTGTTCCCGTCCAGAATCTTCGTCCCGTGAAAATACGGCCTGCCTGTCGGAACATTGATTCTCATAATCCGCTCACCGCCTGGTTGGCCTGTGAAATAATGGAGCTGTCCTCCTCGTTCTGTCCATACAGCCTGACCTTCTCCAGAATAACCGATACAATGAATGCATCCCAGTTTTCGTCCACATCAAATATCGGATACAGTCCGGTGATGACGAACGACTCGAACAAATCGTCATGAGTCTGAATATCCACCACTTCCCGGTTGTTTTTCATTTTTCTGAGTTCATCTCTCTTGTCGCGCCACGTCTCGGACAGCACTCCAATATCACCGGTGGCCGCCGCCGTTATGGCCCCGTCAATCGAAATCTCAGGGTTGGCAAGACATATTTCCATGGACACGGTTCTGCGGTCCTCAACCGCCATTGTGGCCATGTCGGCACCGCTCTGGATGCGTCTGTTTGTCAGAGACAAAGTTTCCGGGGCATCAAGACCGAACAGAGCCGATACAGCCAGATCACCGATTAGTATCTGATCAATGACTCCAAGTTCTCCATCCCTGGCGGACTGGATCAGGTCTGTGATATTGTTTGAAATCATCTTATTGTTATGGAATGGCCATCGGACTCAAGTTCTCTGGCCAGTTTTTTTAATTGATCGCGAACTTTCTTTTCAACTTTTCTAGAGTCAATTCCGCTGCTGATATTGACATTGACAGGCATGTTGATCTGTGATGAGTTTTGCTGTCCTGCAGTTGCCGCTCCCAGCCAATCAAATCCACCACCACCCCTGACACTTCCAAGTCCAAGAAGATCCTGATTATCTCTTTCAGCCATGCGTTTTTTCAATTGAGTGTCAATTTTTGCTTTTCGAGCAATTGCCTCGTCTCTTTCCCGTTGTGCCTGGTCCAGAGGTCGTTCAACATCGTCAGAAAAATCACTGTGCCACATTTGCATAAATTTATCACGGCTTTCAAAATTGGCGCTTAAATCAGTAACCGGCAGTGATGTGATAATATCCTGTTCAGTTTTTGATGCAGCTTCCAGCTCTTCCAGAGACATTGATTTCAGTCGCTTATCCACCTTCGCATTTTGACTTGATATATCTCCCTGTCGTTTATCAACTGCAGGTTGCGATTGCTGGTCCCAAATATCAGATGCAGTCTTCAATCCCTCATATGCCAGTATCGCGAGACCAATCCACCCGGCAAGAGATTTTACTGCCGCAGAAAGAGCTGAAACACCGGCAACTGAACCTGATGCTGCCGGGCCTATCCCTGAAAACAGCGCAAGAGCGACGTTGCTGGTTGCATTTACAGCTCGCAATGCATTCACCAGCAGAATGACTTCCGCAACAAATTTTCCTACAGAAATCGCTGAATCCATTGTTTTATCATCAACCTTATCCAGCCAGTCAGCAACTTCTTCTCCCACATCAAGCACTCTGATAAGAATTGGCAGCAGTCTGTCGCCAAAACGCTGTGCCAGAACAACAACTCGCTGTTTCGCCTGCTCCATCTGAAAACCGGAGGCGTTGATTCCCTCGGTCTGTTTTCGGAACGCCTCATCTGTGGCGCCCGCCGCGTCACCCATGGCTGCAACTTTTTTCGTGTAGTTGTCCGACTGCGAAGAAATGAGAGGAAGGATTCCAAGAATTGCCTCCTTCCTGCGAAACATTGCAAAAAGCTTTTCCTCAGAACCGCCGGCCTCTTTCCCAAGCAGCTCAATGGATTTTTTAAATCCAAGCGTCTTCACCATCGACTGGATGGTAGTGAAGTTGTACTCCCTGTGATCCCTGTTTATTTTCTTCAGCGCCTTGTCCATCTCCTCTGACGGATTCATGAACGCGCTGTATATGCTGGCAAGCTGTGTTACAACTTCGGCGGTGTTTCCGGTTACACCCGTCAGCGTAGCCATGGTCCCGAACAGTTCCTCCTGAGACGTGTTGAACTGTGCGGCGAGCGGGGCCACTTTTCCGATGGATGCGGCCAGCTCCGGAAACGTTGTGACGCCAAGTTTAACCGTCTGAAACGCGAGGTCACTGGTATGCTCAATCGATTTTGCCGATGTGTCGTTGTACGCCTTGGCGACGGCGGTGAGCATCTCAACCGAAGACTTCGTATCAGACAGACCGGCCACCGCAGCCTTCGTGGATTTCTCCAGCTGCCCCATGTTCTCGTCTGATTCGCCGAGCGCGGAGATGACCTGATACAGACCGTCGGTGACATCCTGCGTCCCCTTCCCCATGGCCACCATCGTATCCTGAGCCTGACGCTTCATTTCAAGCAGCTGCTCGGGAGTCTTCTCCACCAGGGTTGACACGTTGGCCATCCCTTTGTTTATGTCAAATGCCGCCTTGATGGACAGCCCGCCGAGCGCCGCCATTGGAGCCAGAACGTACCTGTTCAGATTGCGGCCAATCTGCGACAGTGATATGTTTGCACGATTCGCCGCCCGGGGAATATGCTCTATTCCGTCAGCCGCCTTTTTCCCGGCCTTCCCGAGTTCATTCAGATCTCTGCGGGCCTGACGCCCCATCTGATTACGAATCGTCTTTGACGCTTTGTTTGCGTTTCTCTCAACATCCACAAGCGTTTTTGATATCGCCTGGAGCTGAAAAAACACGCCGCTTTTCTCGATTTTTGATAAAGCCTTCTCCAGTTTTTCGAGTGCACTGTCGGCCTTCGACACATCGAATTTTATCGAGTATACCTTTTCGAAATCAGACATTCTGTTTTTTAGGTCCCGTGTAGACGCGCTGGTTTGGTCTGTCAGGAGTTGAGTGATTCACATCACTGTTCATCCGGGCACGCCTCTCATGGATGATAAACATTCTCTCCTGCAGGTCGGCGAATTTTCTACAGCTCATTTTTTCGACATCAGGCGGAGGCATCCTCCAGTATTCCGCAACATCAAAAATTTCCTCGGCAGCGATATCCAGAGAATGTTTTATCTCGGTAAATTTCCCATTCAGCCTTCGACCGCTTCGTTCGATTGCTGTTCCGGGCCTGAACCTTGGGTCGAAACGTTCAGTGCCCCCCCCAGTAAAGGGGAGAAATATTTGGGCCAGTTGACGCACATGGAAAAGAACAGGGCATTGAAAAGTTCAATCGGATCGCCTGAAAGTCCGCTCATGCCATCTGTTCCGGAAACATATTTTTTTCCGTCAACGGTAACTGAATGGTCACACAGAAGGATGCCTGACATCTCACTGATTGATTCCCACGGAAACACCTCCGGAAGAATCTGAACAACAGGACTGATTACGGAATCAATCAAATCAATCTGAGCATCAGAATCTTCTTTCCTGTCGTTCAGTTCACTGCGCAGCTTCTTAATGACGTCCTTCACTTTCGGCCACTGTCTCAAAATCACAATCACATACATCCAGAACAGCCTGCTGCCGTATTCCTGATTGATCTCCATGAACACGTAATCACGCGGCTCCTTCAGGACCAGGTGTGTTGTTGAAAGCGCAATCGTTTTCCCCGTCTGCCACGGCCTCGGTTCTTTTTTCTGTTCGCTGATTTCAGTCATTAAATTTCAACTCTTTTCCTGACCCCGCCGACAATCGCGAGGTTTTTGCATGCCATCGTTATATCGACAAGTCCAAGTTCCATTGACTTTACCCACTCCGGAGTGTTCACCACTCTGACACTGCTTGACGCCACGAAAGCGCTGTTTCCGGTTCCTCCATCAGTGGCGTATATCGGAAAACCAATTCCCGTCAAATCAAGCGTCTGAATGTATGCATGTTCAGGGCTCTCGCGCGCAGCCGTCAAAACGACATAACCGTTGAGGTTTCTGTTGCTCACAAAAGCCCCTCCCTGAGAGAGGCACGGAAACAGTTTCGCCTTCGCCTGATTTCTGAACGCACGTATTCTGTGAATTCCAGGTAGAGACTCGGGCGGAAGTCCAGCCATGAACCATACATTCTCCATTGTGTACGGCTCATAGTAGACAAATCCGCCCGATGTCGCGGCGTTTACCGTTTCAATCAGTGCTCTCATGCAGCCTGTTGCAGAGCGTATCCGGCACCATTGTAGTTCAGATATGCGGTCTTAAGCGTGTACGTGACCATCTTGACATCCATGCCCCACTCAAGCGGAGCGTGATCGATTTCCATCAGCGAATTGTTGACCTTCATGTCAGGGCACGGAGTAAAGTTGAACGAAAATTTGAATGCCACGTCGGCGGAAATCAGATTCCACAGAATGGTATTTGCGGGCGAATTCATCGGAACGGTTATCTCCACGATTCCAGTGCGTATTGGATTTTTTTCGTTCCATGCAAATCCATCCGACGTTCCCTTCATCGTGTTCCTCGCATTGTCGCGTGCGACACGAAGACCCTCCACACCCTCAAGCCGTTCACCTCCGACCATCAGCGCGGACTGGGCAAAGTCGTGAGGCTGAACATTTATCTCATCTCTGTATCCGGTCATTGTTGAATCTCCCTACGCCAAAAATGTGGCGCTCATGAACGCCTGATTGACGGCGAACTGGATAGTCGCCGCGGCGACCTCCGAAATTGACATGTAGTGGGATGCTCTCTGTGCCGCCGTGAAATCAGCTGCGGACGGAATATTCAGCTGATACCCGGCATTGATGCATCGACGTTCAACAAGAATATCCAGATAACGCTGAGCAATCCCGACGAAGGCGGCGATATCCAAATCAGAGAATGTGACCACCTTGCGAGAAACCATGTACAGATATACCTCTCGGGACACATTGTACTCGCACCAGTCTTTGGCCAGAACAATCCTGACCTCATCTCCGTTCGGGCACAGACCGCGTGCCAGAAACGTGTGACTCAGATTGACATCCGGCTTCGTCACGAAATCGCAGTTGACCGCGTCAAGCGCCTCAACTGCCGCGTCGCTGACCTCTGCCGGTGTAACGCCGTCCGCCTCCATCCCTGACGGATAAACATCCTCAAGCGGATTGATGGCGTAATCCACAGTGCCTTCATCCTGAGGAAGATTCTCTCCATACGCGGCTGCATCGATATAATCGTCCTGTCTGGAGTAAATCACGTGGCAGTTACCGTATTCATCAGCGTTCGCCAGATATCCAATCGTATCCGTGGCAACTGAACTCTCATGATCCGTGTTCGATGATGTGGCAACAGCGAACTTACAGTATACCGCATCCATGGCGGTGAGCCATGCGAGTTTCTGCGTGTCGTTTGCCCCTCGCTCGAACACGACTGACGGAGTATTGTCGGCGTCGAAGGCGGCAACGGTTGACGCTCCCAGTGTCTCGGCATCCAGTCCCGCCTGGAAATATGATGTTGAATTGGACAGAGTAGTCGTCAAATCAACACCGGTCCCGGGAGCAGCCAAAGTGAATGATGGAGCTGAAGAACCGGTGGCGCTTCCGAAAATACACAGTTCGTTAAGCGCATTAACGGAGCATGTGTATGCCGGAAAATATGTACTCGCTCCAAATCCGGCGGTTATGCTGGCGGCGACATCATCCATGTCCGTGTCACCGGAGAAATCGACAGCTATGTCTTCCGTGAGCGGTGTCGCTGACGTATCGGTGATTTTGAATTTCGCAGTCGCCGCGAGAGCCACGTACACCGTGTAGTCGTCTTCCGCATTCGGGAAAATACGATATGGCTTCGAGTTGGCCGACACCCATCTTCCGATATATCCCTTCACATTTTTGCGGGAGTTTTCCGCGTTGGTGGGGAATCTCTGTCCCCAGAACCGTGTGAACCAGTTGTACTGCTCCGTCGCAGCCGTCAGCACGGTTGATTTTGTCGCCGGGGTTACCGCTCGAATCCTTGTGTGAACTGGCACATCATCATGATCCACCATCAGCATGGGGATCGTGACCTTCTCGGCGGTGACAGGTGTCGACTCCAGATTTATCTGAAATCTGGCAAAATCCTGAAAAGTTGGCATGTTTCTCTCCTCCGGCCTACAGGCCAAGGTTTATGTCAATGTCATTGACGACACCGTTCTTTTCCACGGTGACAGATGATACGGTGTCGTTGAAAATCACGTCCATCCGTTGCCTGAAAAACTCCAGACAGTCACCGGAAGTCAAATCGATATCATCAGGAGTTTCATCTTCTATGTCTTCAAGTATTCCCCTGAACGCGCAACTGCTTTTGTCAAAATGTCTTTTTATCGGTTCGCATATCTGAGCCTGATCAGCGCATTTCGCCAGAATCATTACTCCGTTGATCTCTCTAAACAGTCGTATCCGAACGACCGTCTCGTAGTTCCGCCATCCGCTCCACAGAACAGAATATTCGTCGGTATCGCTTACGTCATTCGTTCTGACCGGCTGCGCGGATTTTGGAGTCGCCCTCAGAATGCGGTATGTGAAATACGGCTCCTGCAAACCGGTCGACGGATCTGAATGCCTGAAGTTGTACGCCCTGCGTATCCCAAACTGTCTTCCAACAGTCTCCAGCCATGGCTTTATCGCGGTGTCCGGGTTCATTTCAAGATAAGATTTCTGAACGAGTATTTCAGTCTTGTCGTTCTGATGCGATCACATTTGTTTGTGATGTCTCTCGCAATTATGCGACCGACACGGGTCAAATCCTCTTCTTTGCCGTCAAGAAATTTTCCGATTGCGCGATGAAGATCCCTGTGCCATTCCTGTTTTGATTCAGCGGCGCGCTCAACAAAACGGGACGGTTTTATTTTTTCAGTTCCGTCGTTCTGATAGTGCGCGACATCACTTACCTTTGTCGCTCTTTTGTCCGGATAGTTTCCCACCGCCAGAATCTGTATTTCCGTTTTTGACAGTTCGTTTAGCCGGCGTCGAATCAGGCTGAACATTTTTCTTCTCCTTCACGGGTTCATTCTTCACAGTTTCCATGAATGAAATCAGGTTCGCATCGCGCATTGCAATCAGGCGCGCACGATGTTCCGGATTCTTCAAAGAAAGCGGATAATCATGCTCTCCCGGCATTATTTTGATATTTTCGTTTTCTTTTCCCCTCGTTCTGAAACGAAGAGGCGATTTTCTCAAATTTTTAATTTTCATCTTTACCATCCCTTTTGAAAAACATGTGTATGTGATGTCACTTCCGTTGCTGCCTCATCCTCCACACCGTCCTGGTCCGTATCAGTCCATACGGGCATTCCCTTCAGTATCGTCAGCAGTCTGGAATACTCCGTATTTATCACTTCCCGCTCATCACTAAGATCATCATCGGCATTGAGAACCCATATCCATGCCATTTTGCACATGAGCAAATCCTTCAATACAGGTTCTCCCACAATGCGGTTGTAATCCGCGAGGAGGCTTCTCAGCTCCTGTTCCATCTGTCTCTGTGCAATGGATACCATGCGGCTGAACCTATTCACCGGGTCGGTGAATGCTCTGTACGCCCTCGGGTACACATCTGAAAATTCAAGCTCCAGATTGGTCGTGTCTGCGGAAAATTTTGTAATCTGAAGAATGGTCTTCAGAGGTGTACCGGTGCCGGCGGGAGTCCATGTCGCAATGAATTTTTTTCCGGCTGTAAAGGTGTCAGTGTCCGAAACATCAAGATCATATGAAACGACATTGCCCAGAACTATGGATCCTGATTCATAGGAATGATTTATCGCTTCCTCAAGTGTAACAGTGCGATCCGTTGAGTCATATGCCTTCACGATTACCGTTTCGGTTGATTCATCCCCGGCAATCGTCAGTTTGTCACCGGCCAGAGGAGCAGTCGCCCCGGATGCAAGCTCAATGGAAAACGGATCGTCGTATTTGTCAACCGCTGCGCCAAGAGACGTCTCGGGCCAAAGTGTGCATGATGTCGATGCCAGAACCTCCGTTCCGTTTTTATCAGCCACGGATACGTCAACTCCGGTGAGCATCGCGACATTCCATTCAGCCGGCGTCTGGAACGACAGCGCGACGGAATCATTTCCAAATGGTATTTGCTTCATTTCAATTCTTCCTGGCTCTCTCCAGACCACATCATCCTCATCAGGGACATAATGCCAGTCCACATTATGGCCTGAGAAATTGAAAATTGCCCCTGATGCATTATCCATGCATTCCGAGACAGCCGAAAGTAAAATGCCGGCATGCAAATATGATGCAGTTAACGGTACATCCATCCTCCCGGCGGACCCTGATACCGAAAGCGCACTGAAAACGTATTCCGCCACAAGTGGAGTGTCGATAATATTCTGTACGGCTTCAATATTGAGTCTGGATAATTCAAAAGAACCTCCGAGTGGAGTATCTGTTATTCCTGTGGATGCCTCTGCATCAAGCAGCAACCCTGAAAATTCGTAAATCTTTCCCGCGGGGATATCCTCCACAGACGACACAGTGTTAAGGATATGTCCAGAATAACTGTACCCGACGACCCCTGGAATGTCTTCAGCATTTGAATACGACTGTATTGATGCTCCGGATAAACTGAAATCACCGCCGCCAGGATTGTCCATATCCCCGGGATTGGCGTCAATGTTCAATCCTGAAAAATCATATTCGGCTGTCAGCGGTGTATCATCAATATCAGAAACCGCTGACAGTGAAACACCTGAAATTTCGAAACTGCCGCCAAGCGGAGTATCGGATACTCCTGTTCCTGAAGACAGAGTAACAGAAAACCCGGTCACATGCCGCTGCCCCAGCGATGTCGTGACGAACGCGTAAACGGTTCCGGTCGACAGCGCTCCCTGAACAACATCGAAATTCAGCGTCGTGTCCGTCTGACTGTTCCATGTCTGCACGACTTTTACAGTGGCGCTCGCATAGTCGGAATTGTTGCACAGCTCGAGAACCGCGTTCCCGGTGTCCTGAAGATTCAATCCGGAAAGCGTGACGCCCGTCTGTGACACTGAAATATCATTGTCTCCGTCAATCGATGATATCGACGGCAGCGGATACCCCCATGGTATTACCTGATATAACTGTTCACCGATGCCAGACAGAGCCGGCATTGATGACGGTATCCCCGATGAATATGGATTTGATACCGCCGTGTAGCGAAGAGTATTGCTTCCGTAGCTGTTGGAATTGAAGGTTACGACTCCAGATGCATCTCCCAGACCGACGGTTCCATATAAAATTCCCTCGGTTACTGACACCGGAGTTATCAGGACATCATTCCACTGTGATGCCGAAACTGCTGTTCCTGTATTTTGTGAAAGCACCGTATCAGGTACCAGCGGATCTCCCGTTGTATCAGTAAGCGCCGCCTTTACATTCCCTGACGAAACGCTGTATACCCTAAGTCTGTCGACAATTCCGGTCGTTAAACAGGCCAGTCTCGTCACTCTGAGTTGATCACCGGCGAGTGCCGTTGTGCCGGGTGTTCCGACTGATTCACCTATCAGTTGAGTGAGAGCCATTTTTTAACCCATCGACAGAATCGACTTCAGTGTCTGAATGGCGGCGACATTCTCCTTGTCTGTCGCCGTGGCATTTGTCATGTCTGAAAGAGTCGCTCCGGCGGAAACGGATTCAGGGCTAAGCTGAGGTTCAATCGCCAGAGTGGCCTGCCACTGAGTCCGAAGATAATCCAGCACGGAATCATTGAGAGACAGCTTTATGAGATTCATCGATGTGTCGGCATTGCTCACCAGTCCGCCGTCCACCGCGAACGAATATCTGGGTACAAGTCCGCCGCCGGATACGTTTGTCGGGTAATGCGTCTGTTCCACAATGGCGTTCCCCGCCCATATCTCGCGAAACGCGAATCGCGCTCCTTCAAGCGGAGCGTCCTGTTTCGTGAACGCCCCTACTGCACCGAGGAAATTTTTAAACGCTATCATCATTTCTCCATTTATGCCGGAGCAATCTGTATCAGCGTCTGCCCGGAAAATGCAGCGGTATAGGTGCTTCCATCGGTAATATTCTGCTCTGAACCGATGTCCCAATATCCAATTAGTTCATCGTTTGTCGCGGTATCATTGTATAGAATTATGTATCTGAACGCCGCAATGTTTCCTCCGGATGCGGTCCATACGATATTACTGGTAATCACCAGAGAATATGTCCCTGATGTCTGTGACGAACTGGTAACTGTCAGAGCTTCTCCGCCTGCTGTATATCCGTTGCCTCCACTAATTTCAGTTATATCAGTGAATTCGTCATTCGTCGCCGCCGTCGGAGCGGTGTTTGACAGAGCGACTCTGAGCGTGTCCGCTCCAAGATTGTGCACCTTTTCAGCGATATCCTCAACGAAACACTCAAACGGAACATATGTCAGGTTTGCCATTGTAACCTCATTTCAAAAAATGCTGAATGCCAGTTACACCGCCGCCGCCAAGAAGCGCAGCAGCCATGAGAATGGCAATCTGTTTTATGGTATCCCACCCCTTCGACGATATCGCCGGAGGTGGTGGAACGGAATCTTTTCTTTTTAATGTGGCCGCACATATTTTCTGCTGTGATGCCACATGTGAAGCGGCCTCTGATGCCGCCGCTTTTCTTGAGTAGTCCTCAAGTTCCGATCTCAGGCTGGAAATATCATCCCTGGTCGCAACATGCCTCATTTGTGTATTCAGTGATGACAGCTGAGAGATGACAGTTTCCCTGAATGTCAGTCCGGAGTCTGAATCACGTTCTCTTGTCATGGAGAAACCCATTCCAGAGACCGTTTTATCGAGTGATAAACCGCTGCGATCTCATGGTCGGTCAGGGCAACGTTGAGTACAAGCACGGCATTTATTACGGCGTTCCCAAAATTGGTATTGTAGCTCGAATTGTTCCCGACAACCCAGTCGTCGGTATTTGAGTAACCGAGAGAAACGCCTGTGTCTCCCTCTCCGAGATATAAATCATTTTTAAAAAAACGGGGTTTGTATCCATTGACCCCGGCCACGGAAAACATTTTAACATCTTCCGCCACTGTTGAATCCTGATATCCGGATCCTCCGAATGAAATCAAATCGTCGTACAGCGTGAAAGAAAAACCGCTTCCCTTTGTAAGCATGACTCTCTCCGCCGCATCATGACTGATGTCTCCATACAGAATCACAGTGGATTCCCTGGTATCCGCATCCTTCGACTCATGAGTGTAAACAAGACGTGATGCGGCATACTCAAACTGAACATTGTATCCGTTTTTCGTCATGTTGTATGGAGTTCCGGCCCTGTCTGAAGAAGATGACAAATCCAGATAATCAGTTGGACTGTTGAAAATGGATGCCAGAGAACAGACACCCTCGTTCAGCAGCTGTGCCACCGCTCCCTTCGCAACCCTGTTCCACAAATCGAATTTCTGGATATATGAAACATGATGCTTCTCAATTGCGGTCAACTCTCTGTCGGACACGAAGATACTGTGAATGTTGTCATGAGAAAATGAACCCGCCGTTTCCAGATCATCAATTATGTTTCTGGATGAATCCTCCTGGACAACAGTGTTTTTTCTTCCGTCTGACGTGTTGTCGGACACGCACACCGACAGCGTGTATTCCTCAGGAAGTTCAGGAAAATCTGATATGTACCGAGAAGAAGTCAGCGCATAAAATTTCGAACCATTGTCACTCTCATGCGTCGGAAACGTAGACGAATTACTGCCATCGCCTTTGATAATTTTTTTCGCAAGTCCCTTGTCTCGAATGCAGTTTTCAGTGGTGTCATCTCCGAGATCCCCGCATCTCCACAGCGCATGCAAATCATGCCTGGTGAAATCATCCCAGTCGTCATCTCCGAGAATCGACATGTCATCAGCGTCAAGAATATCATCGAATAACATCATCCTGTCTACAGACAGGCATGTACATTCTGATATAAAAATTTCCTCCTTTTGGTCTGAGTTGAATGTATTTGCCGGAGAAGAAGCAGATTCATTATCCAGAAAAATATAATGAATTTTCGATACCCAGTCATAAACGTACATGAAATTATGAAAATCATCATCTCTGATGTCAGCATCTATTTGAACCGATGCGGTGAAATTAAACAGCACTGATATTGAATTATGAGAAAATGTAATCGTCCAGCGAGAACCTGACTGATTTGATTTTATTTCAAACAGCGTTCCTGTTTTTGAAGATTCCCCGTATCTGAATTTTACAAAGAAACTTTCAGCCTGATTATACAAATCCAAATCTTCTGATACGACTTTGGTCAACAGTTGGAACGGATTGATAGATGATGAATTTACTCCTCTGGAAATATTGCCGGTGATACTCGTTGCCCCGTTATCTGTCATGCACTCATTAGATACAAAGCGCTCTGCGAGCATACAGTGTGCCCGCAGGCGCTCTGCGGCGCGGCTGTGCAGCCTGGGGTTGGGGTATGTCATTTGCTGGCCGGTTTCGATTTGATAACGGGAAGTTCCCTGTACAGTTCATCCGTCATTTCGCGATATCTCCAGTTCCAGATATGACGCACGGTTTTCCCGTCATGTGATTTCCACGCGTTTCTTGTGACCTCCTCTTTGCTGTTCAGAGGAATGCCGGTTATCGCGTGGAGTCCATGATTAATCAGAAAATACACGGCTGATTCAAACGGACATTTGAAGCAGCCCTTGTCATCTATTTTATATTTCCTGATGTCAAGAAACTCCTGCTCATAGGTGCCTCGCTGTTTCGCGAGAGTGCGTTTGGCCATCGGCTCAAGTCGTTTTGAGAACTTGATGCTTTTGTGATACGCATATTCTCCCGGAACCGGATCGTTTCCGAATTCATCCCGGATATACTGAATCCTGAACATGAGAACCGATTCCAGATCCATGCCCTGGAGCTTGGCCTTTTCGCTGAATCCAATCTCGCGATTCACAATACCTCCATTGCCGCCTCTGTCTGCCAGCAAATCGCTCAGAAGAGGGAGGTTGTCGTTGTTCAGTCGCGAAATAAATGCGGAAATGCGCTCGTTTATTATGTTTTTGTCTCTGAGCCCGCTTATCGAATCGAAATTAAAACGTTCCATCAGATTCTCCTTCGTTGAGTTCGCATTGGAACAGTATCAGATCAGTATGCCGCCGCTGCGGGTTTTCCTTCAACGGTAAGCCGTATTTTGGTTACCGCTGAAATATTCGTGTCATCCGGGACAACCGTCATCGCTCCCCCGGAACCGTTTGAATAGTACGCAAACAGCAGTACATTCGCATCGGTCGCGGCAGTACCGAAATTCGGCACCTGCACCTTGAACACATATCCACCTGCCGCCTCTTCGGCACCAATAACGGCGTCGTCAACATAGCTGAAATACGATGTCAAATCGATTGGGTTGCCGGCGGCGAGCCATCCCGTTGACGGAATGTCGAGTTCGAATTTCATTCTCACTCTCGATCCGGGATCAACAGTTGGGCCAAAAAGTTTTGTTGCGGTAATTGAAGCCATGATTCACCTCAATCCTTGTTGGTCATCTTCGACTGATGACCCGGGTTGTCCACCCACATTTCCATCCCGATTCGCATTACAAATTCAACAGAGTCCTTTCCGGACGGAACCTGTTCGATGGAAAGCGGACGATGGTTGTCCACATACGCATCCATTGGATTCATGTAGAACATGTCACCAACGGTCATGCCGATCATCTCAATGACGCGATCTCCATCAAAACTTTCCGCCTGCTGATATCCGCCGGCATAACCCTGATTCCTCTGCGGATCCACGAGATATCGTCCGAACTCTGCGACGATAAGTGCCTGAAGGGCTTTGTTGACGGTTGGCTCGACAATCCACAGATAGTTTTCTCTTTCCGTGTTTTTGTTGAGGTGCGTCGCGAATTTCAGTGCTCTCATTTCGGCGAGAGTAACTGTGTTGTCTGAATCATCCTCATTTGACGCCAGCGTCGGATAATCGGAACGGGAAATTCCCGCATCAGAATATGGGGTGGTTGAATCGATATCGGCATGAAGCCTGGAATAGAAATCGTCGAAAATCAGTTTTCTTAGCTGGGCGAACGCCTTCATGCTCTTGTACTTCACAAGATCCTGAACTCCCTTTATCCCTCCCTCTTCCGCCTGAGACAGATCGATCCCGTGCGCATCATACGCGACATGCTGATATCTTCTCGTCCAGCTGGCCTGCGCGGTCTCAAACGAATCAGGAGCCGGGTTGACATCAGTTCTTGTATAGTTCGCGGCGTTTGATGTCTCCGACACGCAGATGTTTTTTACGATGTTCGGACCGCCTGTATGAAACGGATCCGTGTTGAACAGATCCAGCATCGGCTGAAGATCCGTGACAAATACCGTCTCCATTATTTTAGGGATGACCACATCATCGATGTATCCCTGAAGATTGTATCCCATTTAATCCTCCATTATGGAGTTTTCCCTTCATTGTACAATCGCTCCTTGTATGCGATTGCCTTTAATCGTATTTCACGATCAGAGGACTGCTCCATTTGCTTGAGTTGTTCTTTTGTGAATGATGCACTGTTCAAATTTGGAGTTCCAGGAGGAGTAATCACCGTCTTCTGCTGTCCGAAAAACGGTCTGTTCCCTTCATCGGACTGAAGCGATTTCACATACTCGGAGATGTCGCCATCCCTGTACGCGGAAATTGCACCGTCAACAAAAATGCTGTTGGTGGCTCCCGCCTGAAACAGAGCCGCCTTCAAATCGCGTTTCAGCAGTTCGGACGCGTGTTTGTTCTGCATGTCCTCAAACTGCCTCTTTTGAAGTTCAAGGGCCTTTTCATATTCGCCCTTCGCTTCAAGCGCCTTCTGTTCGGCTTCCTGTTTCGCTTTCGCTTCGGCTTCCTCGCGCTCTTTTTTCTCTCTCTGGTAATCGGCAATCTGTCTGGCCATCGCCTGATACGCGGGAGTGTTTTTAAAATCGGCGTTCGTTGGCGCGGCATCACCTCCGACTGGTTCTACCGATGTCTTTCCACTGTCATCATTCACTGTTTGTTTTTGTTCTTCACTCATCTCAAGCCTTACCTTTTACACGGGTCGGTTCCCGTGGCTGTTGATGTATATTAAACCGCCACCAAATGGCAGTTGCATCTGTCTCCACCTTTACACACATCCGCCCCCGGAAGCCCCTCCGTAATCCATTCCGAAAATGTTCTTACCTCCCCGGCACGCGGCGGGCAGTACGGGCAGTGACTGCTGGTCGGGTCGAGAACCCAGCACATCAGTGTGTCGGCATTGCCGTCAATCTGTCGCTCCACACTGATGGCCTCTATGCTGCGTCTGTTCATCCGCTGCTGTGCGGACGTCGACTGCATGTTGACTAAATCCGCCACGGATGATTTGAACTGCGGGCTTCCCGGCGGATATGATGTCATCCGTGATACATATCCCATTGAATCGGCAACGTATTTGTCAAACGACTGAAGCCCTCCGATACTCTGAAGCTCAAAATACAACCGGGAATTACTCATGTTTCTGAGCGTGCTGAACTGCGTCACAAACTGATTCTGCAATTTCTGATATCCATCAATTGTCACACGCAGAACATCTCGCTTCCCGGCCCGCACAAGCTGATCTCTGGTCAGATTGAACGGATTCATCACCTGTGCCCTGTATGCCGACGGCCAGATAATCATGTCATCCCGTGAGTCCAGGAAAAACTGAATACCGGATGCGGCGGCGATGGCCGACAGTCCAAGAGACCAGTTCAGATCACGGTTCTGCGGGGCCACAACGTCATAGTCAGACACGACCTGATCGTCGTCGATATCAAACGATCCCCACAGATCCCCGTCACGCTCTCCGGCGTCACTCATCAGATTGTCTATATCTTCAAGCGCACGCTGTTTCAGTTTTTCACGCAGGTCGTCGGAGTACTCATTCGCGTTGTCGCTCCATGCGACGAATTCTGAAACAGCGTCAGCCATTGTTCACCGGTTGCTGCGCGTTTCTGAACATTCCTACCTGCCTCGGCTTCTCCTGCACAAGCGGAGGAAATTCCTGCTGTCTGGCCTTCATTCTGCTGTATTCCTCTTCGGCCTCTCCATCCGTTGCGAAATTGTTGTAGTCGCGGATGGCGGCAATCACATCGATAACGCCCTTGTCCATGAGCGTCACAAGTCGCTGGGCCTTTTCATTTTTGTTCTCAGGCAGTTCAAGCGGTCCGGCCGACCACTCCATGTGGAGCGGCAAAAGAGATTCAACATTTTTGTATCTGTCGGCAAGATGCATGTTCAAAAGAGCCTTCTCGATCTCAAACATTCTGGCCACATACGTTTTGTTGATCAGCTCAAGTCTCTGACGCTCTTTCACCAGCGGCCTGGTCTTCACCTGCAATGCTATCCCGGATGAGGCCTCAAGCGCGTAGTCCTCGGACACAATCATGTAATCAGGTACCGCATAACCTGATGCGGCAGCAACCTTCAGCATCTGAACCGTTTCCCACGCCGTTTTGACATCCGCCGCATTGCGGGATTCGTGTCTGTATGTCTGACCAGGGAGTGTCGTTATGGCTCCACTGAGAGTCTTCGGAAGAGGGACACCGGCTCCCACCTGATCCAGCTCAATAATGTCTGTTCCTCCGGCGGCGTCATCCCCCTTCGACAGTATATGAGATGCGGTTATCGTAAATTCAAGATCATCCTCATACAGAGATGTGGACACGGGAAACGGCGTGGACGTGCTTTGCGTTACTCCCATAATCGGAACGATGGGAAATTCCGGAACACTGTATTCAGATCCTCCGGTATTCGCCCAGTATGACAGAGGATTTGCCGGTTTGCCGTCAATCTCATATTCAAACGAATCCGGTTCTCCGATATCCGGCAGTTTTGTTTCAGATGAACTGGCAGTGTATTCCACCCACCTTCCGTTTGGCCAGTCCTCGGAACGGGAAAAAATGGCCAGGTAGTTGTATTTTTCCAAATCAACCATTGACGTGCGAATCACAATGGCGTATGCGTCGTCAATGTCGGAGTAATCCGGCGCTCTGCGAACATCCCCATCCAGAATTATTTCAGGCCAGTAGCAGCGAATCTGCGACGGTATCAGTCTCTGATATTTAAGCCCCTCATTTTTGGCGGATATGAACATCGCGGCGGAACCGCACTGGATGGAGGCCCGGCTGGCGTTCACGATTGCAGACATCATCCCGCCACTGTCACGGATGTCCGCCATGAGTGTCTGCTGATCCGTGGTGTCGGTATCGTCATCTCCGACCAAATCAAATCTCTGGCCCGGCTCCGTGAACAGAGTCGCAAGCGCAGAGACGACCTTCTGTCCGAATCCTATATCGATCGCACCGATGATGCCGGCATCAACCTGTATGCTGAATTCTCCTCTGGAATACAGTTTGTACGGCTGTTCAGGATGTGCGGGATCACTCTCAACCGTTATTCCAATTCCGTATCGTTTTTTGATTGCCGCCTTTATCCTGTCGTGATCATCACTGCGGTTGAAATACGAGTCTATCTCGTCAACAATGGCCTCGTCTCTGGTGAGATCAAGAATCCGTATTTCCTCCATCTCCTGTCTGAGCTTAATCACTATTTCGTTCTTTCGTCCTGGTATCCCCATCTCGGGGGAGACATTATCGCAGCGGTTCCCATCAGCAGAGCATCGCGAACGTGCTGAATCATTATGTCCGCCTTCTTCGGAAGAAATTCAGTTGCCGATGTCGGGACATCCGGCCAGACATCCTCCTCGAACATCTGTTTCAGTCCGCGCCGACCCTCCGGCTCAATTTCCCTGTAGTTCTTCGCCATGCAGAACCGGCGATTTCCATCACCGGAGCAAATCATGAAACTGAGACGATCGAACTGTATCGTCTTGTCGGCGTAACTCTCGTCAACCGGTATCACACGGCAGTTCGGCCACACCTTCTGGGCGTGATACGAAATCGTTTTACCGTCCACTCCGGATCGCGTGTTGATATCGTTTCCGCCCGTCACCGCGACCGGAGAACCGTATTCCGCCTTCAGTCTGTTGAAAGCCCTTACAGCGTTGGCGTCGTGGTACGGACAGAGATCGGCCACCGCAACCCATACGTTTCCATCGAACATGCGCTGACCAAATCGTTCCGCCGGGCAATTCTGAACAACGACATACGCCGCCGTTGCGCTCCCAAGATCGCAAAACAGCCACCACGGTTTTGACGGATCGAACCGGGCGAGTCCGTGGTGGATATTACCTTTCGGCCATGCATTTTCACTGTCCCATTCTTTCCATATTCTGCCTTCGAGGGCGACGAATTCAGCGTAAATCTCGCGCCGAATCTGATCCCTCGACATGGACGCCATCAGCGTCGGAATGAAATCAGCAGGCAAATGCGGGTTGTCGTGGGATGTCCCCACGAATACCCTGTGATCCTCCATCGATGTCAGCGTTCTGTACTCTCCTATTTTTGGAGTCGTCGCCGTAAGATAAAAACGAACAGGGCCCTTTTCTCGACATGCGGCCAGCGTGTTTGAGTACTGCTGTATGTCGCATTTGATTGCCTCCTCATCGGAGATAATCCACGTGTAGTCCGGTCCCCTGTCACGGTCGCGCCGCGCTTCAAGAGATCCGTATATGTCGCGGTGGTCCCAGTACAGCACGGAACCGTTGCACCAGGTGATTCGCTGTTTCGAATAATTTATATCGTACAGATAGCGCGGTACGTGTTTCCGCCACTTGGCAAGAAACACTTTCTCCACACGCTTTGTGTCCGGTTCCAGAAACAGTCCGCACTGGTTTCCATCGATGCTCAGGCAGTACACGGAAATAATGATGCACAGCAGTGATTTCCCGAATCCGCGACCGCATATCAGGTCCACTTTTTTCAAATGGTGCGGATTGGGAGCCAGAAGATAATTCAATACCGCAAGCTGCTTTGGATGCGGCGGAGCAATGCCTTGAAGAGCCAATGCTTCCCGCTGCCTCTTTACCGCAACTGACATTACGCATTTGCTTCCTGCTCTTTTTTCTTCTGTTCCTGGTCGTATGCTGAGAAGTCCAGTCCCGGAAGCTCAAACGAAATATTATGGTCCATCTGAGACACGCCCTGATGTTCCCACGCCACGATTTCCTCTCGAGTCGATTTCAGCAGAATCGCCGCCGAGCCGGTGCCTTTTGACTGTCCGGCGGTGACGGCCGCCTGCATCCAGTAGAGCGCGGCATCATAAATCTGGTTTAGGATTTTCAGACGCTGATCAATTGTGAGACGGCGCTTCCCGATTCTGTCGCGCTTTGATACCAGGGCCTCAATCTTTTCCTTCATTTCGGCTCTGTCACTCATTTGATATCTCCGTCTCCATTAATTAACATTTCACGCGACTTCCCAATATGGGATAACGGTCTTTCCAATGTAACAGTCAGATCGTCTTCTTTCCCTTATCTGTTTTATATCAGATGATCCGAGAAGACGTTCATCAATGGAATTGGCCACATCAAGCATATCGAAATGACTCTTCGATTTTGGCAATCGTCTGTACTGACCGAGAGATACCACTCTTTGAGCCAGTGTCCTGAATGTCGCCCTGTCGAAGTTTGTCTGCTGCACGGATATTCTTTTATTTATTCCACTGACAAACCAGTAGAGCTTTTTATGATCAATCTTCTTTTTTTTAGTCAAATCAAAATCGAAAAACGGCGTTGAGGGCTGAGGGTCAATTATCGTTCCAACGATTCTGACATCAGGAGTTCTCTGAAACTGTCTTGGGATATCGCGAAAAAAATCATGAGTCTCTTCCTGAGATTCAACACCTGATATGAAATAACAAATCATCCGATGCCGGTTCAACAGTGATATTTCAAGAGCCTTTGAGAAATGATCCGATGTGACCCCCTTGGCCAGCATGACGCTGTTGTCTCTGTTGCAAAACTCAATGCCGGTTCGCACCAGAGAAAGCATTGAAAGCTGTTCCCTGTCCATTTTGATATACTCTCGCAGGAAAAGTTCCGTGATTCGTTTCTTTTTTTTACTCCGATATGGATCGTATGCGCCGATTGGCAGAAAACTTCTGCCGGACCTCTCTATCGAGCTCTCGGCTACTCTGTAAATATTTTCCGGAACGCATTGAGGACTTCTGGTATATGCCATCAGACAATATTTGCATTTCTGATAGCAACCCTTGCTGCAATAAAAATATGCGCTCTTTTTACCGACCGTTACGATTGGGCAGTCATTCCATTCTATATCAGTGCATATTTTGAGGAGTCTATTTTTTTTTGTCGTTATAAACGGAACATCCTCAAGAGATGATCCCGCATCAAGATATTTTTTTAGACCGAAAATTTCTCCGTGATAAACATAGTCCGCAATCTCGTTGAGAATCGGAATCTCGGATATGAAACCGCCGGCAACAACCGGCTTTCCCGTCATCTTCGCCTTCAGAAGAATGTCAAGCTCGGTGATGTCGCATATTGAAACCATAACGTGAGTGCATTCATTGAATGACTCCGCCATATATGAGGACATGACGTGTTTTATAAGCGATGATGTGTATTCCCCGTTATCATTGAACAGAAAGAATTTCATCAAAAAACTTTTCTATTACTTCGCTGTTGTCCTCGCCTTCAACTGCGCCCATTGTGACAAGTCTGTTTTTTATCACATCACCATTCTCCCTCGGAACAAAACCGCCAATGCCAAACAGATTGATTGAGTATCTGCTCGACTGAATATTTGTGTAATTTGATCCGTCAAGGACATCCTTCCCCTGTATGATTTCCGGCGCATGAGACTGATCGATATTATCAAACCCTGCAATCTCCAAATCAAACCCGGCCACTTCGAGCAGTGATCTGTCCTCCTCCATGCCGGCCACATCCATTTCAGACAGCTCCGGGATGATGTTGTCGGCCAGCATGTCAGCCATCTCATGTTCATCTGAAGCGTAATCCTGATAGTCGACAGGATACGCATCCATTTTGAGCAGCCGGGCGGCGAACAGGCGACCGTGACCAATCGTCATGAACCCGGACCGCTTCGACACCGTGATTGGCCTGCGTATGCCGTTCTCCATGAAAATTTTGGCCAGCATCTTTATCTGTTTTTTGGGATGAGTGTTGCGATTGCGCGGATTTGGATGGAGTTCCGCCAGGGGAACCATTGCGTCGTGCGCGCAATGAACAGTCGGCATTGTCATTTCGTCAACACTCCTGAAGTGGAAAAAAGGCGCTGGACGCACCTCTACAGCTCTAAAATACACCCTGTTTTGGACCAGAAACAAGAACTTTTTTGATAAATCGTCAATTTCTGTGTTGATAAATTATTAAATCAACAGAAGTCAATAAAAAAAATGGCCGCCTGCGGGGGAAATACAGACGGCCAAAACCGACCTACACACTGAAAGATTATCACTTTGATACACTGCTGTTTTCACCGTGTCAACATTTTTTGTTTCACATAGGACAAATTCTGTCGCATAGACAAAACACGAAAAATGTGATAACCTCAACGTATTCAGTGATAGTGTTTACCCGGAGGGGCCGCAGCCCCCATGATGGATCCGCACCACGGCTCTGCCCGCACAATTGTAATATTCTTCTATATATAATACATTATATGTCCGCATCGCCATATTGTAATCGCATTGCGACATTGTAACGCAAAATGCGTGACACAATAACGCTATGCACCATTTGCATACCGCAAATAAGTAAATTACTGCATAAACTATTAAAATCGTTAATATTTTTCACAATTGCTATGCAACTTTTACACAATCATCGTTTTTTGTTAAAATATTAAGTGTTTGAAATCATTGAATTTTTTATTGTTTGCTTTTTTTGGCATTGTGCTTGCGTTAGTATCAGAGCGTAACGCAAAACGCGTGACAACGAAAAAAGGACCAAAAAATGAAAATTACAATCGAAATGATAATATCAAAAAAACCAGGGGCGGAATACTCTGCTAAACGCGTGACTGAGCTGTGGGATGGAAACGAGTCATTGACCCTCATGCAAATCAGTGAGCTGGACATACCAGTCGCGGATCGCATCTGGGCAATCACTCGTTTTTTGGATGACAGGTCTAATCGCCTGTTTGCCGTCGACTGCGCACAGCGATTGATTGACTCAATGGATGACGATTGTGTCAAAACAAAATCTAATGCGTTGCAATCCCGGACACGAGATTGCGCAAATGGCGTCATCGGAATTGATGAATTGCAAAAATATGCGGCTGCGCACCGGGATGCTGCGTGGAATGCGGCGTGGGCGGCGGCGGAGGCTGCGACGCTGGCTGCGGAATGGGCTGCGGAATGGGCTGCGGCGACTGCTGCGACGTGGGATGCGGAGAGGGCTGCGGCGCGGGCGTGGCAGATTGCAAAATTGCGAGAGTATTTATGATGCCGTAATAACTGTCGAAACGGGCTCCGCCCGTCCGCCGCTCTGATTTATCTGTCGGACGAGAGCCAGACTGATTCTCGACGATACAATGTAGTCGAGAGATAAAGCCGAAACGGGCTGTGGCCCGTCCGCCGCGTGGCAACCGGCGCTGATGAGACTGCCACAACGAGAGGACCAAATTATGGACAACGAATTCAAAGAATATGAAGATCGCATGCAGCGGTATAATGATTATATCGCTTACGTCAACAAGCGCATCACAGCGCTTGAAAAATACAAATTGGAAATCAAGAGAAAATTAAATATATCCTCGGAAAACCCCATTGATCTTGATGAGTGGAACGCACTCATCAAAAAGTTCGACCGGCGGTACGACGCGGAAAATCCGCGTGTGGACGAGGTGTCACGACCGATTCATCCCGACGCGAGATGGATCGTGAATACGTACGGATGTCCGGTGCATCATCATGGGGAGAGCGACAGGATTTGCTCATGTCGCAGATACTGGGATGAGACGGGCGCTTGCCCGGGCCGTTTTGAGCATATAGCTGATTGAATACAGAATACCGGACCCTCATATGCCCCGGCGCGGACTGGTCCACCGCACGCAAAGTCGGGGCGCTTTTGAAAGGACCAAAAAATGAACGGGACTGAAAAACAGATTAATTGGGCAAAAAACATTATCGATAATGTCATCAATAGTCCATTCAATGGTTTGCAGAAAACCAAAAATGAAATGTTAACTCATTTGGACAAAAGGCAAAAAAAAATTGATTCTGGAAAATGGGCTGGCGAACAGCTCGAAAAACGTGTCAAAAATATGGAAATTAAAAAACAGGAAATAAATGATCTGTGTGAGTTCATCAATTTTATCTTATCCTGTGATGATGCCGCATTTATAATCGAAAAAAGAAATGTTTTTACGTCAATTTACCCGCATCAAATGGCAGAACAGCTCAAAAAATGGAGCCGATAATGAATGATTTTACAAATATGGAACTCGAAGAAATACAAAATGCTGTTGTCATGACGATGAGGAACAACCTCGACAAATGGGGCAGCAGCGACTGGTATTTATTTATCGGTGTCGATGGGTATGTGACCATTGATCACAACACAACATGCTATAGAGAATGCTGCGCAAACCGCGAGCCTGCCGCACTGATCAGCATGTATGATTTTGACGGTGATGGATGGTTTGTTTTTGACGACGATGACAACCCGGTACTGCCGGATGACGACAGTATTGATGACTGGAAAAGTTCTGAGATGTTTTCTATCAGCGAAATTCAGCGCTGGATTGATAACGATAGCTGAGACAGCCGGACCCTCACATGTCCCGGCGCGGACTGGTCCACCGCACGCAAAGCCGGGCGCTTTTTTTGAAAGGACTGAAAAAATGGAAAAAAAATATATCATGACAACAGATTGGGAAATTGACGAATTTACGGCTGGACAAATTTGCCAGGATTTTTCCGCGACTGCGGAGTACGGATCATCTTTTGTAACTCTATATATGACAGTAGATCAATCCGAATCGTCTGATGATGAACGTACAAAATTTTTTCATGGAAAAAAACGAATTCGTCGGTCACAGATTATTTGGAAATAAAAGAATTGAAGGACCCTCACATGTCCCGGCGCGGACTGGTCCACCGCACGCAAAGTCGGGGCGCTTTTGAAAGGACCAAAAAATGACAGACGTGGAATACTGGGAAGAAACAATTGATGCCATATTTGACAAACATAAAATATGCGCATCAGTTGAATTAATAGCAGCAGTTGCGAAGGATGTTTGCGGCGCCGCATCGGTTTTCGGTGAGTCAACCACAGGTAACACAGGGGTCGGCAGTGACGTGACCGAAGTTAATCGGTTGAAAATTCTTTTGGAGGAAGAGAAATCAAAAATTATGTGTCCGATATGCGGAGGCACCGGCAGAGAAATTTTAAGCGGTCTGGTTCCGGCAAACTCGCAATGCAGCAGGTGCAATGGGACAGGACGCGTATGAATAAACCAGGCGGAAAGAGGACAAAAATGAGAAAGTTTGAGATCACATATCGTCTCGGAGTGGCGAATTTTCTGCCCCGCGAGAGGCAGGGAAATGAAATCCGCGAAACGACATCGGAGCCAATCCTGAAATGGCTGGATGACACTGAGATGAAAATTGGACCGGTGTCCATTGTGGCAATCCAGAATGTGGCATGAACACTCCAATATGGAAAGTTGAACTCATGGTTCAACAATGGAGAGACCGTCAGCTGGACGAATATCTCGATGATACGCGGTGTCCGAAATGCGGAGCCAAAACGAAAAACAGATGGGGAACAACAATATGCAGCGACGAACTCTGCTGCGGATGGGAGCAAAATACTGATGAGTGAGACGGCAATTAAAAAACTTGAAGCGCAGGAAATATCTTTTGTCGCAGAGATGGACATGGTTGCGGCGGTTGAGGAAAAATGGAAACAGATCCCCGACGCGAGCGACAAAAAAGGCGATGAGCTTTGCAGGGCGGGTGCCCGCGAGGCCCAGCAGTTGCGGATACAAATCACGGAAAAGGGCAACGAAATCAAAAAAAGAGTGAATGATTTCAAAACGGATCTCGATGACTTCGTTGGCGGACTGGCAGAGAGACTGAAGACAAAGGAGGACGCCCTTCGAGCAGAATACCGGCGTGTGGAGAATGAGAAAAAACGTGAACGCGAGCGACAGGCAAAACTTGAGCGGGAACGGATTGCTCGACTGCGTCAGCGCATATTCGAAATCACTCAGCTTGGAGTCGTCCCATATGGTTCATCCATCGATGATATCAATAAAAGAATTGACGCAGCGCGCGAAACTGACGTTTCAAAAGATGAATTTGGCGAATTTTTTGCAGAAGCTCATCAGGCCCGCGAGAGCGCGCTGATTGCGCTGGACGGCATCATGAACGCCGAACATGAGAGAATCGAACGGGAGCGTCTTGCAGCGGAAAAACACGCCAGAATTGAGGCTGAGCAGAAGGCAGAGCGTGAGCGACTGGAAAGAGAGCGTGAAGAACAGGCACGAATCATTCGTGAGCATGAAGAAAAAATGCGTGCAGAGCGTGAGGTATTTGAACAGGAACAACGGGAACGTGAGGAAGCTCTCAGGAGAGAGCGTGAGGAACGGGAGCGTGATGAGGCTGCGGCAAAGGCTGAAGAAGCGGAGCGAAATCGCATTGAGCGAGAAGCCGAAGAGGCGCGTAGAGCAGAAGAACAGCGCATCGAACGTGAAAAACGGGAAGCCGAAGAGGAACGCATCGCTGAAGAGCGTCGCAGGGTTGATCAGGAGCGCGCAAAAATCGAAGCAGAGAAAGCTGAACAGGCTCGGATTAAAGCCGAGAAGGAAGCCAAAGAGCGCGAGGAGGAAGAACGAAAACTCAACGCGGAAATTCAGAGAAATAACCGCGACGAAATCATCATGGCAATTATGGAAAAATTTGATGAGGAAGACGTTGAAGACAAAGGAAAATGGGTTGGAGATATTGCGCTCTGCATAGCAGACGCAATCATCGCCGGAGAAATTCCGCACGTTAAATACGAGGGGTGATATATGCTGAACCTCACAAAATTTGACAATCCAATCGTTCCGAAGCCAGGAATATATTATGATGTCCCTGACGAAGAGTACAGAAGATGGAATGCGTTTTCAAAATCTCTCGTTTCGGCTGCGCTGAAAACGGGACAGCATCTTAAGGCTGAAATATCCAAAAACAAAAAAACCGCTGCAACGGCATTTGGAAGCCTGCTGGATTGCATGATGCTTGAACCTCATGAGTTTGGCAGCCGTTATGTCATGCAGCCGTCAACGTACGACAAAATTGAAAAAGGCATTGCTGTTTCCAAACCATGGAACATGCGATCAAACACCTGCCGCGCCATCGCGGAAAAGATGCGCTCCAGCGGAAAAGAGATAATCACTCATCATGATTACGATAAAGCGATTTCATGCAGGGATTCTCTACTGAAAAATGACGAGATCAGACTAACTGTTGAACGCTCAAAAAAACAGGTCTCCATCGTGTGGAATGAGCCAAATACCGGTGTGCTCTGCAAGGGACGTCTGGACCTGTACGGCAAAACAATTGATGATCTGAAAACAACAAATGATGCATCGGATGAAGCATTTTCGATTACGGCTGGAAAATTTTTATACCATGTCCAGGCGGCGGCATACCGTCAGGGCATCAAAATGCTAACCGGTGAAGACCTGAAATTCCGTCTTTTTGTCGTTGAGACAGGTGACGAAACTGACTTGCCTTTATCACGAATTTTCACATTTGATGGACAGTATCTGAATCAGGAGAACGGTGAACGTCTATGGGTGCCGGATAATGAATCACTGCTGGCAGGAGAACTGATGTTCAAACGGGCATGCATAAAAATAGTGCAATACGAGAAACACGGATTTACCGGGTACTCAAAATTTCCTGAACCGTTTTCCGTACCCGGATGGTCAATCCGTCGCGAGCTGGACAGACACGAGGAGATAGAAATATGACTGAAGCTGGAATTGTACAGGCAGATTTTGAAATTGTGAAAACTGGAATATCGGCTCTTGGAAAGCCGGATGACATGAGACTGGCTCTGGACCTGAACGCTGAACGTCTACAGATTGTCCATCAGTACATAGATGACAATTTTGTACGGGGAATACACTACGGTCCTTCATACGATGGCGCAAAAAAGGATGCGCTGCTTAAGCCGGGGGCAGAGAGCATCTGCAAACTGTTCAACACAACTGCGAGATGGCGCATGGACAGGGACACATGGGAGATGTTCGGAAAACCGAGAGCGGTTTTTTACATCTGTGAAATTGTCGAAAACAGCACGGGGAGGGTTATCGGAGAGGGGCGCGGCGGTGGCGAATACGGGGAAAAGAAGAGAGACATGAACAAGGTCGTCAAAAACGCTGAAAAATGCTCCCTGGTTGACGCCGCACTGTACACATTCTGCCTGTCGTCAATGTACACTCAGGTTTCAGAATTTGTAACATCACAGCTGAAGATGGAGAAAAAACGCCTGTGGGATTTGATTTGCGACGCCAGATCCAATATCGGATCATCAATGAAGAATTCTGAATTTTTGAAAAAGGTCACGGCTGAAGTGATAGGCATGGACCCCACTACTGTCGGCGAAATAAGAGAACTTAAACGCGTCATTATTGATGACGGTCTTTATGATTTGGCCACCGGAGAGGCATTGCCGGATGACCTGTAAAAAAAAAATAAAGTGCAAATCATGTGACGCGGTATATTTTGAACTCGTCACATTCTGCCCGGAATGCGGCGGATTTGAATTTGAAACAATGAAAGACATGAGGACATCTCCTGATGAAAACGTGTATCAGGATGAGAACATAAAATGAAACCGATTAAACAGCAGTACCGGTGCGCGGAGTGCGACAACCAGCAGGAGGCGCACGCATTTTGTCAGAGTTGCTGCGGAACGGTGCTGTTTGAAATCGGCAAACACATACCGAGAGCAGGGGTTTGGGTTGAAAGCAGCGGGATTAATCTGATCTCTCTTGGAGAGATGGATCAGGATGGCGGGCTTCTCGTATCGCTTCCTGACAGTTTCCCGGAATATTTGGGAAAAGTGTATCAGTGGAAGGAAAAGGAACAGGATTAAAAGATGAAATCACTGTTATTCACACCGGAAAACGTTTCGGCCACACGGGAAGAACGCAAAACGCAGACTCGTCGGCTAGCGTATGAATGAACATCTGAAATTTTACGCACAGGTGAGAGACCGCGTTGAACCTGACGAAAATGGTAACGCCAAAGTCTCTGGAAAAACATTTGAGCTGGTCATGGTGTCAAACGGGATCGCTCTGCGATCATCCAGATTCTTCGGCGACGAGGAACACGCGGAAAAAATGAAACAGAGGTTTATGGATGGACTTCGTAAATCAACATTGGATGCAAAATGAGCAAATCTAAAATTGAGTGGACAGAATCCACCTGGAATCCAACGACCGGATGTTCAAAAGTGTCGGCCGGGTGTGCAAACTGCTATGCCGAAGTGATGGCGAGGAGATTACATGCAATGGGAGCGGCCGGTTATGAAAACGGATTCAATGTCAGCATTATACCTGAACGATTGCAGCAGCCCATGGAGCGACGGCAGCCGACGCGCTATTTTGTAAATTCAATGAGCGACCTCTTCCATGAAGAGATTCCCGATCAGTTTCTGGACATGGTTTTCGAAACCATACACAGGACACCGCAGCATTTATATCAGATTCTCACAAAACGGGAACGCAGAATGGAGGCGTACTGCGAAACTCATGATCTCCCGTCGAATGTATGGCTGGGAGTAACAGTGGAAGATGTTAAAAGTGGCATACCCAGAATCGATTTTTTACGACGTGTTCATGCTCCGGTGAGATTCATTTCCATGGAACCGCTTCTCGAAGACCTGAGCGATATTGATTTAAGCGGCATTCACTGGGTGATTGTGGGAGGAGAATCGGGCCCGCGCGCAAGGCCAATGAAAAGAGAATGGGTGCTGTCCATCAAAAATCAATGTGAAGCACAGGGGATCGCATTTTTTTTCAAACAATGGGGCACCTGGGGAGAAGACATGGTGAAAAGATCCAAAAAAGTGAATGGAAGAAAGCTGCTTGGCGAAACGTGGAATGCATATCCGGTGAGCTGGTCATGGTGTCAAACGGGATCGCTTTGCGATCATCCAGATTCTTCGGCGACGAGGAACACGCGGAAAAAATGAAACAGAGGTTTATGGATGGACTTCATGAATAGATATTGGAGACAAAATGAGAGAGCATATTTATAAAGCAAAACAACACGGATCAAAACGCTGGATTGAAGGGTGGTTTGGCGGGATAATTAATGGTGGTAGTGGTGATACTGCATTGATAGTGCAAAGCAGGGAAGACGGTGCGCTTGTTAAGTTTTTCGCGCATCCAAAAACAGTCTGCCAGTACATTGGACGTCGAGATGCGAACGGAGAGCGCATTTTTGAAGGGGATGAGATTGAATATAGTCGCATTGAATATTGGTCACAAAGCTCACACCCCGGATACATAGATATTGCTGGCCACTCTGTTGTAACAAGAAAATGTTTTATCGAGTATCGCGATTTGTTTGCTGGATTCTGCCTATCAACAGATGATGATTTTTCAACGATCTCGTTTATTTTTGAAGATGCTGGCGACGAGTTTGTATCATATAGTGATGATGAAGATTTTGATGAACAACAGGAAGAAAAAAAAGGAAATATCATCGTTGATGGAGATGTAAAAATTGTTGGCGTTGTGACACTCACAGGCCGCAACATCCACGACAGCGAGGCGAGCGAATAAAAAAATATAGTACCGCAATACTATTTAGTAAAATGAAAGGAAAACATATGAGTGAGATGACGAAAGAACAGGCTTTTGCCTTTTCGCAACTACTAGTTACCAACTCTGATCTGCCAGAACACGCAATTCAGGACATAATTGATGCGGTCCATGTATACGGTGACGAGCACAGGAAATCTGAGCGGAATGAAATGGCGTGAGATTTATATAAAGAATTGACAGCACTTGGCGCTGCAACTGGTGCTCTCGTCAATGGTGATAAAAAAATGAATATGGCTCCACTCTCATTTGAAAGAGTTGATATGTTCATCGCATACCGCGACCGGCAGAACGGGAAGTGATGACCATTTTCCCGGCGTCAAGAAATTTGATGGTGCAGTCCGTTCAACAAATTGATCTTTTTAATTGGCTTGTCACGCGTTTTGCGTTACTGAGTAACACATACATTGCGTGACATAATAACGCTAAAGGTAAAAATGTCAGGATTCACAAAATTATCAAGTCTGATTATACACTCGTCAGTATGGAGAGAGGACGACGCAACCCGCATCGTGTGGGTGACCATGCTTGCAATGGCCGACATGGACGGAATCGTCGAGGCTGCTGTGCCTGGTCTGGCAGATGCCGCACGCGTGCCAATCTCCGTCTGCATTGATGCACTGGAGAAGTTCACGAACCCTGATCCGTACTCCAGAACAAAGGATTTTGACGGACGCAGAATCGAGGAAACCGATGGCGGATGGAGAATTCTGAACTACCAGAAATACAGAAAAATGCATGACGCCGAAGAGCGCCGCCGAAAAGCCGCAGAGCGACAGGCCCGGCATCGTGAGAGACTCAGAGAAAATGAAACGTCATCAGTATCAACTCGGCGTAACGCGGTGTCACGCGGTGTCACGCATGTCACGCAAAATAACGACATAGCAGAAGCAGAGGCAGAAGCAGAGGCAGAGGCAGAGGCAGAGGCAGGGGTATCTCCTAAAGATCAGTCAATATTGGCTAAAGATATATCTAACGCGCCATGTAAAAGTCATAACGCGCATGCGCGCGTTGACATAGATAAAAAAGAAAAAAAATATAATAAAGAGTTTGAGCGATTCTGGCGGGAATATCCGAAAAAAAGCGGGAAACAGTACGCGTATCAGGTGTGGAAGCGAAAAAAACCTCAAATTGATGTCCTGCTCGCCGCTGTGGCGGCGCAAAAAAAGTCCAGGCAGTGGGTGGACGGATACGTGCCAAACCCGGCCACGTGGCTAAACAGGGGTCAATGGGAGGATGAGTTGAGCGAATCCGATTTTGTTACAGGAGAAGATAAATCGCGATCAGCAATTTCATGGTCACGAATCATGTCGATCATATCGGGTCAAAAAACGGTCGATCAAATCGGCGGAATCACACCGATCGAGAGGGCGGCACTCAGGGCGACAAAATCAATTTACGATCTGAAACGGGAAAAAGAATCGAACCTGCCGTTCGCAGAACGGCAATACAGGGCGGCATATGACGAAGCCGCCGGCAGACAGAATGACGGCGGAAAAAACCAATAAAAAACAGGAAAGGGAAAAGAGATGAAAAAAAGTGAAATCAAAATCAGAATCACACTCACCGAGGAAATGCTTGGGATGGCCGCTTCGCCGGATGTGCATGAAAAATACATTGCATCCCGGGCTCCGGATGCGGCGAAAATATCCGAGGAGGTGGAGGCCCTCGGCGTTGATGCGGTGGTTGAGGAGAAACAGACCGTTTTCCCGAAGGAGAACGGAATCCCGTTTGTGTGGGATTATCAAATCAAGGGAATGTTCAAGGACGCCTGTGGAATGCTGCGAAGAGTATCCGGGTCAAACTCGTCTCAGATTACCAGCTATCGCAAGGTGATCGACGGAATGATGTTTCCATATCCAAGAAAAATTCTGATGACTCTGCCTGATGGCGCAAAGACGGGAAACTGCCAGCGCTCTCTGCGTGCGGACACTCCGCAGGGATCCAGAATTGCCCTGGCAAACTCTGAAACGGTGCCTCCCGGAACAACATTTGAATTCGGCGTACTCATCCTTGAGCCGCCGGTAAAAAGCGGCAAGCCATCATTGCAGGATTGTCTGATTGAATGGCTGGAATACGGAACTCTGCGCGGCCTGCACCAGTGGCGCAACTCCGGCAAGGGGACGTTCACGTTTGAGATTCTGGAACAGTGACGGAACAGTGACGGACCAGAAATGAATGCAGATGAATTGAATAGAATTTGAGTTGAGTCGCAAGGACAAGAGGCGGAAAAGAGTTGATAAAAAGAGACCCGAGGCGATTCGGATATGAGTTGAGATGACGTGAAATTGAAATGAACTGACATGATTTGAGCTGAATCGGAAAAGAGTTGACAAGCAGAGATCCGAGACGGAATTGACGTGCAGTGCAATGGAATTGAATGGCGGACAAATGATTTGAAATGAAATTGCAAAGACCAGAGTAGTCATGAGTCGAGACAGAATTGCAAAGACCAGAGACGACAGGAGATGGATTAGAATGGAAATGAGGTAATACGAAAAGGAATTGACGTGCAGTGCAATGGAGTGGATTCGAGCTGATTACCTCTGAGCAGAACCGAAATGGAATGGAGTTGAACAGAAGCGTAATATTTTTTTTAAAAAAAGGAAACGAGGAAACGATGAACAATTATCAAAAATGCACAATCGACACAATCGGCAACGGAGATGCCAAGGACAAGTTCAATTTTGAACTGGGAAAGGCCTTCCAGGACTGTCTGGATTTGAACAAGGACGTTAAAAAATCCAGAAAAGTAACGCTGGAGGTGACCATGATACCGTCCGAGGACCGATCGAAAATCGGAATACTGTATCAGGCAAAATCAAAACTTGTACCTGATAAACCGGGAACAGAACACGTCATAATGACGCAGGACGGAACACCGTTTGTCAACAATGTCGAACAGATGGATCTGATTGACGCAATTCAAAACGGCAAAATAGAACATTACGATGCCAAAACAGGAGAGGCAAAATGATTAAAGAAGCAATCAACAGAATTATCGAACTCGCTCCGATTGAAAAATTTGAGTTTGGCGGTGAGCAGTACACATCAAAAGCGATTACGCCGGTAAGACCGCACAGGGGATGGCTCCAACAGTCATTTGAAGTCTCAACACTGAGCGGAATCACTGACTGGCTAATGTCTGACGATGGGTCAAAAGCGCGTGAGGACGGGTGTATTGTCCATGTCATTGATGAATGCAACGTGAGCGTGTTTTCATACCCTGATGACTATTACAGGGAGGATCGCCATGCGTTCATCAGGGCCCAGTCACATCCAAGTATTTTCCGATTTGGACATTTCCATACCATCGAGGAATTTGTCATAAACGCTTCATCGAAATTTGAGATGACTGACAATCTGGAAAAACTGCTGCTGATTGTATCCAGCATCAGAACAGGCGACGTCACAACCGTCGAGGACAGCGGAATCGCGCAGTCGGTAACCGTGTCAAAATCGACGGAATTTAATCGGTTTGGACACCTGGAAATATCTCCGTTTCAACAACTAAAACCGTTCAGAACGTTCAGTGAAATTGAACAGCCCGAAAGCAGATTCCTGCTGCGCGTAAAAGCGGAAAAAGACCGGCTGCCAACAGTTGCACTGTTTGAGGCTGACAACTCAAAATGGAAACTGGACGCCATGAAAAGCATTGCCGAATTTCTGGGGCAAAAACTCGGCGGACAGAAAAACATCAACATCATCCGGTAATCATGAAAAACAAAACACTGGCTGCAATACTGATACTTGCGATCGGTATTGCAGCCTCCATACCTGGAAGAAGCGACGATACGGTTCTGTGGCTTGCACGATCATGTGTTGGCGAGGCCGGATGGAACGCGTGGGATACGGGAGAGTGTGCGGCGATTCTGCATTTGTACAAAAGGAGATCTGAAATAACCGGAGAGAAAATAGAGAGACTGGCCAAACGATACAGCGCCGCCATAAAGCCACGCAGCGGACGAAACAACAAATGGGTACTGGGTTTGCAGGACAGTGCGGAACGTCCACACGATTGGCCGTCAGGAACCAAATGGAGCAGATACAGATTCCACTGGATAATGACACTGCTCGCCGTGGAACTTTTTATGCTCGAAATGATTGAAGATCCGCTGCCGAATGCATGGCATTACGGGTGTAAATTTGATACCCCTCCTGAAGGGTCGGTGCTGATTAAGACGCAATTTAAAAACAGATGGTGGAAAAAAAATGAGCGAAAAAGAAATAAGATTTTATTGTCCAAAATGCGGACAAAAAAATTTGATTAGTCATCATGTCCCGCTACACGTCAAAACCAAAGGGCTTGAAGCCTGTTTTGTGATCGATTGTCCATGTGGTGAGTTTATTCATGTGGGCTTTGTTATGGAAGCATGGAGAAATTCCAATGCAAACATGGAGGCCGGGTGCGATGAGTGAATTTTCATCAATATTGTTATTCATGGGTTTGGGCGCAGCAGTGTTTATCGCCGGATTTGGTGTCGGATATGAAATTTGGAAAAAAGAAAGCAAGGAGCTAATCGATGATGTGACTGATATGGCGCACACTGTCACTGAATATACAGCGACACAGTCAACAGCACACAAAGAGGCGCTGGCGATTAAACAGAAATACAAAGGATACATGCGATAATGATGCGCGGAAGAAAACGACAGGCGAAAAAACTAATGAAGAAGCAAATGGTCGATGACAGTTGTTCATTTTGGCAACTGATGAATGATACCAAAAAAATTTTTGAAGAGTTGCTGATTGTCATCAGGAAGATAAGCAATGAAAATTATAAATAAAAAATCATGGCAATGTTGGATTGGCGAAACCGAAAGTGAAATAAGCGATTCTGCGATGCGAGATTATGCAGCGGATGGTTTTAAAAAAGTTACCGGTCACAATCCGGATTTTATATTTTCGGGATGGGGAGAGTCTCTGCCGGAGGAACACAGGGCTGTCGTTGAGGGTAGGCTACCGCGTGTCGAAAAGATGAACGCAGGTATAACCGGGAAAGAATATTTTGATTTGTTTGATCGCATCAATGAACTTGAATCGCAGCTTGCCGAGCGAGACGATCTCGTAGAAAAGCTGAAATCGGCGCATGTTTCAGTCACGATAATCAGTGATGAAAATGAATCTGCGAACGGTCGCAGAATACATGCTGAAATTGTCGAGACAGCCGTTGCCGCTGACGGCCGTATCGTCCTGCTATGCGAAGGAGACGAAAACATGATGGATTCGAGGGTGACAGATAGAGACGAGAAGTTGCGCGTGCTGGCTGAGTACATTGATAAACATCACTATCTTGAACCGGATTGCAGCAACTGTATCGGAACATGCATGCCACCACCAGAGGAGTCCCTGAAATTGTGTGATTTATATGAACCAAATATAGCTATCGCGATGGCACGGGAGATTTTGAAGAAGTGAATATTCAGGAGTTTGCACAAAAAAAAATCAATATCGAAAAAGCAGCGGCAAAAATCACGCGGCTTTTTTACCATTATCGTTCTGTGCACTGGTCATTGGACAACATCAGAACTCACACCGGAATTGAGGAGGAAAAAATAAATTCCGCGATCACATGGCTGCAAAAAAAAAGATACGTCGGAGGGCGTTCACTGTTTTTTCTGACCGATTCAGGGATCGAGTTTGTCGAGGGAATGTCAGTAAACCCATCATCATCATCTGCAAACAGCGAAAGAAAATTCAAAACAGAGGCTCAATCTGGACTGTCAGAGTCCAAAAGCAGGGTGAGCGGATACATGGTGTCAGAACAGTCCAGACTGACGACAGCGGTGATTCCCGGGGCAAACAGGCCGGTGACGTCGACGACACCAGAAGACATAATGGCAGACAGGCAATATTCAATGCACGTAAGAGCTGCGCTGTCCAGGAGGTTTAAAATATCAACTGATGAACTCGAAGAGTATTTCAAGACCGGGCGGATACAGTACTGTAAATCATGCGGTGCGTTTGAGTACTTTGACCGCAAGGGCGCACGATGGCATTCGGTATGTCGAAAATGCAGAAAGAGATTTGGAAGATGAATATTGATGCAATGGAACTTCAGAACGAAATCATGAACGCACACTTCGCCATAAAAATGGCGAAGGTGCTCTTTTCGGGAAATGATCCAAAACACTACACCGCTCTAATCGTCATTGAGACACATGGTGATGAATTTCAATTTTTAGCCGTCATCCGTGACGTGAAGCGCATCCTGCGTGA